AAGACTCCTCTTCCTTCACTTCCTCTTCCTCCACGTCACCTTCGGGAGTCGCACCCTGCGAGGTGTCGACGTCCTTGGTCACGTACTGCGACTCGACCTTCTTGTCGGCACCCTTCTCAGCGAGGTACGGGCGCTCGGTCTCGTTCGCGAAGTTCTGGTAGATCGGGTCAACCCCGATGAAGCCGTTGTCGGAAGGCTGCGGGTCGGTTCCCTTGATCAGCTTGGACATTTTTCTTCTCCTTGATCTTTGAGGTCAAGGGCGGGGCTGCCGGAATCCGACAACCCCGCCCTCAGGTGATCAGCTCGGGAGGACGACGTCCACCGTGGCGCTGTACTCCAGGTGCGGGAACACCGGGAACATCTTGACGCCGTTTCCGACGTCCTGACCCCACGGGTCCTTGGTGCCCTGCTCCCACTCGTAGAAGCCGGACTGCCAGTTGCCCTCGGGGTGCGGCGAGGTCAAGGTCTTGGCCCAGCCGATCTTCGTGGTGGCGATCTCCGCCAGATCCTGCATGTTCGGCAGCAGGATCAGTCGGGTCGTCGGGAGGAACCGGTTTGCGGTGACCGTGTTCGATCCGATCGGACGAGTCCGGTAGACCGAATCGTACTCGCGGAGGCTGATCCCCGTCGAGGCCTCCACGACCTGACGCGCAGCTGCTGGAGACCAGCCAGCCGTGGCGTACAGGAGATCAGGCGCACCGGCGTTGCCCGCAGAGTCGTACACGGCACCAAGGCCCGCACGCTGCGAGAACTTCTCCGACAGCCAGAACTGGTTGAAGATCTTCTTCGAACCGATGGCGCTGCCGAGGCGAACGCCATAGGTGTCGTAGAACCACTCCGACAGTTCGGTGAAGAACCGGATGGGGTCGAAGGTCGCGCCCGAGATATCCCAGACGCCATCGACGATTCCCGCCTTGGCGACATCGAATGCCGCGTTTCCGGCCGACTGGTTCGCGGGCCGACCGTACTGGACCGTGAACTTGATCTTGCCATCGTTGTAGACGATCTCACCGTTGCCGAGAGCGTTCAGAACCATCCACTCGCGCCGATTGTCGAGCTTGCGACGACGAAGGGCACGGTCGCGAGCGACCTTGCTGTTCCAGTCCTGCAGGGCGGAGTCGACCAGGAGGGGAAGGCTGCCGTTCTGCATCGCCTCGGCGATGCGACGAAGCTCCCGCGCCCGGTTCACGTCCGAGGCATCGTAGTGATCCTTGAGGGACCAGTCGATGACACTCGCACGACCCTGACCGGCAGTGACGTCGTCCTTCTGGGCCAGCTCCGACTCCGCGTCCTCGGCACGAGCCGGGGCCAGACCGTCAACCTGCACGGTCAGGTAGTCGAAGATGACATCGTCGGTTTCGACCGGCAGCCACGGGGCGAGATCGTTGCTGATGTGCTCGAAGGGAGGGTCGATCTCTCGGATGGCTCCGAGCGACGTCTCCTTCCGAACCAGGCGATCCTGTCCGATGGTGCTGGCGTTCTGCAGCTGGCTCACGTCGCCACCCGCCTGCGTGAAGGCAGCGAGCGCAGCCTCGAAAGCAGTACTCATTGTGCGTTCGTCCCTTCTCACTTCGCCTGGATGGAGAGACCCTTGGTCCCTCGCATGGCGTCGATGGTCGTGTTGGTCAGCGTGATGCGAGCACCTGCCGCATTCCGCTCGAAGCACCACGCCTGAACCACGGTGGCCTCGTAGGTCACCGCGATCTCGTTGTCGTGCTCCATCAGCTGCCAGGGCAGCCAGGTGTCGTTCAGACCGACGATGTTCGCCAGGGTCTGGCGTCCGTCCGTGGCATCAGCCTGGAACGGGCCGACCTTTCCGGCGTCGCCACCGGAAGTGATCTTTGCCATGACCTCGCCCGGCAGAAGAACCTTCTGCACGACTCCGTCGATGGTCTCGTTGGGGACGGTGGCGGCTGCAACCGTGTACGACTCCTTCTTGACGTCCTGCGTCGAGCGCAGGTACTCGTTGGAGCCGAACGGCTTACGCTGGCCACCACCCTTACTAAAGGAAGGCATCCTGTCTCCTCTTTCGTTTCTGGGTTCTCGTCAGGCTCAGTTGCCTGCGAGCTGGGCCTCGAGCTTGGCCAGCTCCTTGAAGGAATCCTTGGCTTCGATCTGCTCTTCGGAGAGGCCCGANNAAGGGTACTGATTCGGGCCTCGATTTCCGACTTGGCGCTGTCGTTCTGGGGGGCGGACTCATCCCCCGCAGCCGTGCCATGCGTCTCGAACAACTTGCTCGCCGGGGCGGCCTCCATCGTGGCCTTCCAGGCAGCGAACTGCTCAGACGAGAGGCTGAGTGCGAACGCCTCGGTCGCAGTCAGGTTCTCGTCATTGGCAAGGATCTTGTTCTCCTTGACCAGCTTGGCGACGAACTCCTTGCGAGCGCTCTCGATGGCCTCCGTACGGAAGGTCTCGAGTCCGCTCACATGGTTCGCGAGTGCCTCGAAGTCGAACACCTGGGTGTCGCCCTCGGCCTTCACGAAGTTTCGGAGAGCGTCCGGCACCTGTGCCTGCACTGCCGGGGCAGCGGGCGCGCTCGCAGCAGCCGGGGGCTGTGCGGCAGGCGGCGGAGTGCTCTGCTTCTTGTTTGGGTCCTCACCCGTCATCTGAGCCTCCTCGACTCGATTGGTAATGGTGACGTGCTTTCCGCCCGCCGCCAGCTTCTCGGGAGGCGTCTTGAGGAACGCCTCCACCTCCGAGGCAGACCACTTGTTGCTTGCCTCTTCGGGCTCGTCTTCATCCTCTTCGGGGTTGTCGACAACCTCGTCGACAAGTCCGGCGTCGAGTGCTTCGTTGCCGGAATACCACTCGTCACCGGCGCGCATGATGTCTCGCCAGCTGGTGATAGTTCCCTGTCCCGAACGAACAGCGTAGATGTCAGCGATGTTGTCACTGACACGATCCAAAAGATCCGCAGCCTTTCGCATCTGCTCTGCATTGCCGCCTGCATAGGCAGTGGCGTCATGGATCATGACCTGAGCGTTGCGAGTCGACATTCGCGTATCAGCCGCCTGAAGAATGAAGCTGGCAGCAGACGCGGCCAGCCCATCGACGATGGCCGTGACAGTCGCCTTGTGGTTCTTCAGGGATGCGTAGATCGCGAGTCCATCGAACACCGATCCACCGGGGCTGTTCAGGTGAAGTTCGATCTGATCGGAGTCGATCTCATTCAGGAGTGCCGCAAAGTCCTTGGCACTGGTTCCCCAGTAGCCGATCTCGTCGTAGATATAGACCTTAGTTGCCTCGCTCTTGGTTTTCGCATTGACAATGCGGAACCAGTCAGCACCGTCGGCTGGAGGGGTTCCTCTCATCGCGAACGTCAGGAGGTCGATCTGGGTCATGGGTGCCACCTTACCTAGTTGTATGTGTCCCCGTCCAGCAATGGCCGCTAGACGTTTGGTGATTGTGTGCCTGTTGACTGTACTTCACTGAGTAGAGCATCACTCTCGCGAAAAATGATCCTGTGCCATCTCAAGCAATTCCGACACCTTATCTTGGCTACCCCTCGTTCGAAGATGAGTTCACCATAGATTCTGTTCTGCTTCCAGATCTTTACGTGAACAAAAAGTGTCCCCTTCTTGTCTACTCCGTAAGTAGCAAGAAGTGGCTCACCTCTGCAGAAGCATCGAAGCTCCTTCTCGCGGCGAGCCATATTACGCCCTGGAAAAAAGCTCGATGGATGAGTCAATCTTAGACTCAAACATCTTCATGTAGTTGGCAGGCGTCTCGTACTCACCTGCTCCAAGTGCGGTTGTCCGTGTGAGCCAGTTGTCCATCATGTCATACAGGTCATCAACTCGATCGCCAGTCTTCGTGAGACCCAGCTTTCGCAAGCTGTCGGCAAGCTGTCGCTTGTATCCCATCTGAGGCTGAAACCCTACTGACCCAAAGGTTCCGTTCCTGAACCCCTTTTCGACCTGCAAGCGAACGCGCTTGACAATGAGTCGCTTGATCTCGGCGGTCTGATCTTCAGCACTCTTGTCAGGCTCTTCCTCGGCAGGCGGCGCCTGCTCGGTGTCGGTAACAACCTCGATCTCCTCGATGGACAGACCAGTCATCTCTCCAAGCTCTCGGGTGTCAAAGGCAATTGCACCCTTTTCAAGAAGTGCACTGATGATGGACTGAAGCAGCTGGCTGTTCGTCTTGCCCATCTTTGTGAATACAATTCGAGCGGGGATTGCCTTGCCGTTGAAGTTGTATCCAACAATGGGACGAATGATGTACTTGTTGATGTAGTCAGCCCAGTCGCCCGAGATGGCATTCAGCATCCACTGGTAGACCTGTGTGTGCTGTGTGCCAAGGTTGTACGAACCAACGTCCGCCGTCCGCATCATCAAGATGGGAGTGAACATCGCAAGTGACATCTCTTCATCAAGCCGCGTCATGTAGCGCTCGAAATCAGCGCCGCGCATTTGCGATTCGAGGTACTCGATCTGGTAGTCAAACGAGGGATTCGCCTCGTCGGAGATCTGGGTGCGATCGTTCGGTAGGACAACTGTCGAACGGTTCCGCAGTGCCTGGAGAAGGATCGCCATGAGCTTGTTGCCCTTGACTGACTCCCCGTTGACGTCGATCTCATCTTCGTAAGGAGCACGGCCAACCGGGGTGGGCTCTCCATACCGCTCGAAGTATCGGTTCGCGAACAGGTGAAGAAGGATGGAAAAGAACCAAGGCTGGAATGCCGACTCAAGAAGACGACGACCGTAGTAGTTTCCGTTCTCCATCAGGAGGGGATACCAGTACGAGTTCTCGACCGGAATCTTCTCGAAGGCTCCCCACTGGTCAATGCCGTCATAGATCTTGTGAACAGCAATGCCACCGTTCTTGGTGGGCGTCTTGATCTTCTTCCAGTTGACCTTGCAGTCCTCGGGAATCAAATCCTTGATCTTGTTGAGAACTACCTCGCGTCCGTTGAGGTCGTTCTCCCACTGAAGAACGTTTGGACTGTATCCAGCCCAGAGTGCTTGAGACTGTGCACGAACAAGTCGAGACCAAACATTGCGAAGCTGGTTTTCAACGAGGTCTGCGACACCCTGCCGGGGAGACTCGATGTGCCAGTCCATCTGGTGCATCATGAACGTCAGAATCGAAAGAGAGGAGTTGATCTGGTAGTGCCCGCGCATCTGACGGAAGTCGGCCAGTGTCAACTTGCTCGTGTCAAATGCGATGGCTCCGCCTCCTGGGAGACTGAGCATCGGAACGTCATCTCCCGCCCAGTTGCCGTATCGCTCGCCAAGCGCTGGCGGCTTGACCTTCTTGTTCTCAAGGTCCTTGCTACTGATGGGCTTTCCGTTCGGCCCGAGCAGTCCTGTCACGAGTACACTCCTCTGCTAACGCAGTCCGTGTGGGATTGGGAAGGTTGGCATTCCAAAGCTTGGCGGGACTGGCGCCTTTAGGCCAGAATCGTCAAGTCCGGGCAGTCCGCCCCCTGATCCGACATCTCCGTATCCGAAGGGGTCATCCGAGTCGAATACACTCGAACCTTCAGAAGTTGACTTTGAGGATACACGACGACGGTATGATCTGTCACCCATCAACGTAGTCACAACTCCGGCGATGCCGTCTGCAACATCTTTTGATCCATTGACAGGGTGGTCAATCTTTCTTCCCGTGTCCTCAAGCTCTGTGATCTCCTTGAAGGCAATGTTCACAAGTTCACCTTCACCTGCCGTTATGTAAGTCATGTACGGCGGAATGTCAATGCGCTCTTCGTAGATCGCGTCACGCATATCTTCATAAGGAAGCTTTGACTTGTCGATCGAAAGATAGTTAACCTTGAAGCGCTTCTTGCGAAGCTGCTGGCGGGTGTCAGTGGACTGGAACCCGTCCATCGAGACGTTTTGGATTCTGAACCCACGCTTCTTCAAGTCATAGATGTAGTTTCGAAGCTCACTGATCAAGACTTCTTGTCCGGGCGAAGCCTTGACTCTGATGATTGCGTCGATGACGATGTAAGGCTTTTCGTCCTCGTCTTCGTCGGTTCTGACCATATGAGAAACATGCCCCATGACGATACCCGCCGCGTCACCGTTGCCGCTGTAACCGATATCTAGGTGAACAGCCCTGCGTAGCGGGGTAGGCGAGCGAAACCACTCCGCAAGGGCGGGGTGGCGCGGGTCCGGGCCGACCGGCTGCTCCTCGCCGTATCGCTCCGTCCACCTTTCGAAGCACTCTTCTACCTTGTGGACCAACGAGATAAATGCCGAGCCAGCCTGAGGCGGAATCCCAGCCAGGTCGCGGAGGGCCTGCTCAGGCTTGTTTCTGAAGTTCTTCTCGTAGACCCTTGGAATCTCGAAGATGTGATCTGGATAACCAAGGAGTCCAGCTGCCTCTTTGCTGACGATCTCCTTGCGCTTTGAGTCGTACCAGAACGAGTTTCTTGTGCCATCTGGATTTAGGTACTCGGGGAAGTCCCAGCCGAGTGACTCCCAGATCGTCATACGAACCGTATGAGCATTCTCTGGGTCCTCGTTAAGCTCCTTGTACTTCTTGGCCGCAAAGCCGTTAGCCTTCTTCATCTGTCCAACAGTCAGAAGAAAGC